TCCAAAACGGAAGTAGACTTAAAGGCAGATGGCTGTCGGTTATCATTTCAATCAAAAACCCAGACGTAAATAACAAAAAAATCAAAATCCAAGGCCTAATCTTTAATAGCAACAACAGCCAATTCCCCCTGTAAAACAAATATAAACAATTTTTTATTCCCTAAAAAAAGTATTACAATTATAAATAACCGTTCTCATATCACACAGTTAACCCCTGCATACATTGTCTTTCCTACACCCCTATGCGCGTGCACGGTTGGAGTGTGTACGCCCCACGCACAACACCCCCCCCACCTCCCCCCAAATTGGAACCCCCCGCCCCCCTTTGCTCCACGCGCACCGTCAAAATTGACCCAGTTACGCTAATCTTTTGAAGGCAGCAAAGCAGATGAATTACCATGTTTTCAAAACTGGGTGTTGCTGCGCCCTGTTGGGGCTGCTTTCGTTGGCGTTCGGGCCGCGCGGAAGGAAAGTTTAATTAGCTGAGGGGGACGGCAAAACAGAAAACACCAGACTTAAGCAAAATTGCGGTCAATCAAACCACCTGCATCCCCCAGAAGTATCACATGCACGGGCGCGTTGACTGGTGAGCTGCGCCACAAAGAAGTGTATTTGCGCTAAAAATGCCATCAAAACAACAACACCCCGTAAATCACTCCGGGAGGCCGGGCCATAACTCCCCGACCCCTCAGCAGAGCTCGCTTAGGTTTAGGCTTAACATATTGCTTTTGTTAAAAAAAGCTAAAAAAGGTTAAAAAAGGTTAAAAGTTTTCAGCAATACGTATAAAACCCGCTTACTTTGCGTATTATTGTACTGTAAACAACGCACACCACTAAAAACACAACAAAATGAAAACGATGTTTTTTATTAGCGCGGTCGCATGGGCTTCACTAATTTACTACGGGGTAACAAGCCAACAAAACAACGCAATCAACAGAGAAAACCCCATAACAACCGACGACCGCAGCAACCACAGCCTGTACGAGTGCAGCTGCACCTACGACACCTTCACCCCCTAAAACAACTACATACAAAAATATCTATCCAATATGCACAAGCACCCCTCACCGGGTGCTTTTTTTTGCTTTTTACCCCCGAAACACCTTGTCTCCACCGTGTGTAAAATGAGACTAAAACGCTATAAACCAGTAAACTAATTTTAGACCACACCCCTGAAAAACAGGGCCAACCAAGACCCGTGCAAAGCCATTATTCAAATAACCCCCTAAAAAACAATTATTTACCGAAATTTCACAACGTTTTAACCCCCTCTGAGGCTAAAGTTTTTTGTCTCCACCGTGTGTAAATTCTGACTAAAGTGTTCGTTTTTAGGGGGATGTGGGAACGCTGGTTGTTTTTATTTTGCAAGCTTAACACGTCTCCAAACGCCCCTTAAGGGCTATGGTGGGGGCGCATAGTGGTATTTATTCGGGTTTCTTTTATTTTTAAGCAGGTGATTATAAAGGGCTTGTGTGAATAAATGATATTATGTTTATGAAATGGTGGTATTGGTGTTTTGGGTTATTTTTATTGTTTTGGTTGTTGTTTGTATTATTGTTGTTTTTTATGTTTATTGGTGTGCTTACTTTGTTGTGTGGTGCGTTTATGGCGCTTTTAATGAGGCGGGGGTAGAGAAATAATATTTGATATTCAACAATTTATACTATTTAACAAATTTTGACACGCGTCATATTACGGTGTTGCGTACATTTGTCAAAAATAACTCAAAACTTCACAACAATGAAAACAAAGAAAGATTTCGCGCAACACAGTCATTTGGACGCGAGGCTAATTAACGCAGTTATATCTCAGTTTGGCGGTTGGAAGGACTTTAAAGAGACCGCCAGGGATGTTGAACGATGCGGCATGGAAGCAGGCTTTCATCGGTTCATTTACTACGCCGATACACACAAATTTGCAATGAAAAACAGAAACCTAATAGTTTCGCTATTGGAAGAAGCTGCGGAGAGCATGGGGGCAGACGTTGTTTCGATGGTTGGCTCATTTGGTGTGTTTGGGGGCGACAAAATGGAAGTAGAAGACAAAAAAGACCTCTATAAGTTTCTTGGCGACGGAAGGCCTTCGCCTGGGAAAATAACTAACGTGATGGCTTGGTTTGCCGCCGAAGAGGTGTGCAGGTCTTATTGTGACATGTTGTAAATCGGCTTTAACCGAATGAAAAAATGAGACAGCAAAGCCCCCTAAAGACACATCCATTAACCGGGCCTCGCTTATCTGAGGCTCGGTTAGGTTTTTCAAAAGAGAATTTAACCCCCCCCAAAAAAAACACAGCAAAATGAAAAATTTAAACGTAACGGAAAATGCAGAGTTAGCAATGCGAAACTTCGCAATAGAATACTCTTGCAGAAAAAATGTAAAAGATGCTACAATATTTGGTTCTGATATGTGTGATACAGTTGAAGACATAGACGACTACAAAAAATTGATAGCTTTATTTTTATCTCGTAAATTAACCGTAACAGTTGAAAAAATGAATGAAGACTGCACATGGCGAAAAGAATTAGTAAAATTTGAAGCATAATGAATAAAAAAGAAACAAGGGGAGGCACCCGCAAAAATGCGGGTGCTAAGCCTAAATATAGTGAGCAAACTAAAACGGTTTCTTTTCGCTGCCCATTATCAAAAGTTGATGAACTGAAGCTTATTGTCAAGTCTAAACTTTTGGAGTGGTCGGTAAAATAGCAGCTAACAACGTGATGCAGCTACCCGAAGGCGGGGATTTGAAACACAAAACTATCAATAAACGATGAACTTAAATAGAAGCACAAAGCCACACATTAACACTACCATCCCCCGCTTTTTGGGTAGGTGCTGTTATGCCTTCGTGCTTTTTTCTGCATTTAATCAAACGGCCTTGGGCGGCCTTGTAAAACCCGACAACGATGGCAAAGGAAATCAATTGTTCATGTGCGCACACCTTCCAAGACAAGGTGTACGGCGAAGGCGTAAGGGTTCACAACGCGATGAAAAAGGTGCAAGGAACATCGGGGCAGCCTTATCGCTGCACGGTGTGCGGAAGCGAGAAGCGGGTGAAGTAGGCCGTTTGCCCCGGCGCGTGGGATGGGCCTGCGCGCCGGGGTATTCGCTTGCCAAGAACGTATTTGCGGTTAGCGTGCGTTGCCGACTTTGAAACACAAAACTTTAACTTAAAAATAAATTTGATATGAAAAACAAAACATCAACAAACCACGAAAACGGCAAGGACGCTAACCGCTTATTAGCTGCTGCGGCAAAGTCTGATTGGGATTTACGTAAATGCTTTGAACAATTAAGATTTGATAAAAAACATCACTTGGGATTAGGTGACATAAGATTGACAATAGCACAACAGGAAGAAATATGTGAGTTAGTAGAGCGTTTCTACCGTTGCAGCTAACAGCTGAGTATATGGCAAGTTGGGGATTAAAATGTGCTACCCTATCGAGCCACTATAAAGTTTATTAACAGCACAAATATTCAAATTGGAACGACACCCCCAATTTGCTATATACATTGTTAGGGTGCGTTTATTCTTAAAATTATGTCAAACATAAAATTAGATTTTGCTGACTATTCAGAGGCTTTACAATGGGTTAAGCTAAAAGCAAAAAGTTTTAAATCTATAAACGAATTTTACGCAAGTGATGAGTATAAGGCTGCTTATCCTTTAATTCGTAAAATGTATGAGGTTGAACAGTCAGCATTCGCAAAAAAAGGAATGGATGAACTGAAAAAAGCAGGTTTGAAGATTGGGGATAAAGTCGCTTATGATTTTGTTTCTCCTTACTTTAATGTAGAAGCATACACGGGCAAAATAGTTGATAAAATGGGTATTCCGTACGTTCAATTAGATGCTGGTCAAAAAACAATGTCAGGTAAAAAATCAGTTCGCTGGCACAAAGGATTTGTTCGGGTTTCTTAAATGCCCCCTAACATCTGTATAAACGAATGTTTTAAAACCATTAAACCATAAACCACATGAGACACCTATTGCCGTTTATCTTTTTTCTGGCACCGGGCTTCGGCCGCGCTCAAATTCAATGGAAAAGGGAAATAGCACCATCGCTTTGCTTATTTGTAGCGGGGGCGCTTGAAGGACAAGCGGAAACACTGAAATGGGCCCCAGACCAGTTTCAGAAGCGCTTTCCTGGTGCCAACATGAACTACTGGAACCCCGAACTGTCTTGGTCTAATAAGTACAAAAATGGCAACCCAAGTAAAGGTGCGGCGTATTTCGGCAGCACTACCTTTTTAGCTTGGACAACTGACGGCTACCACCTGACGCGAAGTATGAAAAATGTAATATCACTAACTGGTATACTTATTACTGTTGACATGAAAGGGCAAAAGTGGTACGTTTATTTAATTAAGTCCGCTCTGTATTCAGTAGCATATGCTTCCGGATTTCACATTACTTATTCACTAATTTACGAATAAAATCATGGCGAAGAAAAGACTTAAAAAACTAATTTCAAACAAAAAAACTCAGTAAGATAACAAAACCGCACGACCATGGTTGGCCTGTACGTTGTTTTATTTGCCATGTTTATTGCCGCCCTCGGTACTTACATAGACATCCGAAAAGAGAAAAAAAATAAAAGAACATGAAAGCAATTCTGAAAAGATTTTAGGGTGTGTCGGAACGCAAAACATCCGCTATCTTAACAATACGCAAGGTACACAACAGGGGGTCGACAAGCTCTAATCTGATGACATATTGTACCACCGAATAAGCGTTACCTGAAAACAACTACGTGCAGACACAAAAACACAAGAAATAAAATAAAAAACAATAACAAAGGCTAATTTTCGGCCTTTAGCTTTGTTTCTTAAAGCAAATTAGGCTAATGCAGCAAGAAAACCAAGGGCATTTTGACATTATCTATGATGGTAGATTCCCGTCAGATGAAAATTCAGAAGAAATAAAGCGAAGTCATGCTTTTGGGTTAGCCTATGCGCAAGCCATTAGAGCAAGTTCACGAGAAGGCACCTTCAGCTATGCTTTTGAAAACGACTATTCCCGAATAGCACAAAACAGAAAGTACGCAAGGGGGCAGCACAGCGTTGAAGAATTTAAACCTTTAGCGTTCCCCGACCAAACGCAGTGGGTAGCCCTTGAATACCTTGTCCACAGCCCGCTCCCCAAAATGCTTAGAATAATTGCTCAAAACATCATGGGGCATCCATTTAAACCAAGAGTAAAGCCTTACGATAGTTACGTTCAAAACAAGTATGAAGAAGAAAAGAACAAGTTCTACTCTAAAATGGCTTTTGCCCAAGAGGTAATCAAACTGATAGAGCAAGGCGCACTCCCTGAAAGCTATAAGATGGAAGAAGGGATAGCAAAAGCGCCTAAAGACATCGAAGAAGTTGAAATGGCTTTGGATACAAGTTTTCAAATTATCGAAAGTATAGCACTTGAAAAACTGATTCGCTCAACATGGAGCAACAACAACGGGCCAGCCGTTATGAATAAGTTGGTTACAGATTTGGTCGAGAACTACCAAGCTATTTTGCATTGCGGCTTAAATGAAAACTATGAATTTTCTATCAAATACATAGACCTCCCCGACTTTGTTTCATCCTATTGCATTAACGACGACTTTTCAGACGCTACCCACATGGGACACGTTGAATTTGTTACCGTAGGCAAGTTTCGCGAGATGATGAAGGGAAGGCTGACCGAAGAACAAATCTTTGACGTGGCTCGCTTAAACATGGGCAGCAGAATAAACGCTTCTATAAATTCAGAGTTAGGTAATATAAGGTACTTCAATCAGTTAAGCGCAACGCAAATGAAAGCGCTGAATTTGGTCATGGTTAAGTTGCTTCACTTTGAAATACTCACTTCTGACCGGGTAGCCTACAAGCAAAAACCAATAGACGGAACGGATGATTTTTACTTTGAAAAAAGGAGCAGTATTTACACCACACCAGCAGACGGTAAGTCAAAGGTGGTAGACGGTTACCTGCAAAGAATCTATTGTGGAACTTGGGTATGGGATACTGAACACATGGTCAAGTGGGAGCAGAAGCCCAACCAAATCAGAAAGATTAGAAACGGAAAGTATGAGAGTAAGCCCTGCTTTTCTTACATTGTGAGAAAGCCGCAGATGCTTGATATGAAAAACGTAAGCCGATGTGAAGAAGTCATCCCCCACATAAAGCAGATGATACTCTACTCCCTAAAGATTCAGCATTGGGTGGCTATTGCCCCGCCTTCAGGGCCCGATATAGACATTAGTTCTATAACATCTGCGCTTCCGGGTATGGGATTGGGTACGCTGAAGCCCATCAACGCGGCAGAAATTCTAAGGCAGTTAGGCATAGCTTACTACAATAGCCAAAGAGAAGATGGTTCACCTATTCAGAACACGAAACCAATCTCAATGCGCCCTTCGGGAATCGACGGTGGACTGCAAATACTCATAGGGCTTTACAACATGGAATTAGCCCATGTTAAAGAAATTTTAGGGGTTAATGACGCAGTAGATGCAACACAACCAGACAAAAGGACATTAGTAGGAGTTCAAGAGATTTCTTACATGGCACACAAAGCCGCAATTAAGCCACTTCAGGAAGTTTATATAGACATGGTAAGGGAAGTGTCAGAACGCGCAGCGTATGGCTGCCAAATGGCTATTAAAGCAGGGAAGGAAACTGAAGAAATCAAGCAGCTTTTGAGTGCGCCCGAAATGAAGGTGCTAAACATGAAAGATGTTGGTGAGTTGCTGTTTAATGTAGACATTCAAATGTTACCCGACGACTTTGAAAAACAAACACTAAAAGAAAAAATAGGCTTTGCTATTCAGCAGGGCACCCTCGACGTTGAAGACGCCATGCGGGTGGAGCGGGTAATGGAAGAAAACGTAGAGAAAGCAGAAATAGAACTAAGGAAAGCTAAAAGGCAAAAGGCTAAGATGCGGATGGAAGAAGAATCCAAACTAAGCCAAATAAGGATGCAAGAAGCGCAAGCAGTACAAGCAGCAGAAGCACAGAAACAAGAGCAGTTGGCGGCTATTAACGCGCAAACAGAAGCAGCTAAGAAAGACTTAGAGTTAAGAAACGCTATTCAGATAGAAGAAGAAAAGCGAAAGACAATGGCAACTGAAATGGAGTTCAAAAAAGATTTGCTTACCCTACAGGCTACCCTTCAGGCTGAGTTAAATCAGAAAAGCATTGAGGTGCAAAGTGGGGTAGACAAGGACAGCCCCGAAAGGACTGCTCCTAATATGCCTAAAACAGAAGTTGTTATTGGAGAGTAATTGCCTTCTTTGAGTTACCCGGGTTTTACCGGGTTATGGTTTTGCTTGGTTTGCAAAGGGGCTGTACTTGGCTACAAACACATCGAGCGATATATACGCAATAGGCCGTGGAAGGGTGTTGTGTATACGAATGTTAGCCGTAATGCTACGAACCGCACACCCGACTGACTGCAATATCGTAATATTTTTGTTCTTTTTCAATTCCAATGAATTTACGTTTTAATTCTTTTGCGGCTAAACAAGTAGTACCCGAACCCATACAATTATCTAAAACTAAATCATTTTCATCTGAATATGTTTTTATAAAAAATTCCATTAACTTTTTCGGCTTTTGAGTTGGGTGTAATTTTCCTTCACTTTCAGCAGTAACAAAGTATTGAACGGTTCTTGGATTTCTTAATCCACCTTCATTTACAATTTCAAAACCATTAATATTAGGTATTGATTGGTAAACTTCTGTTGCTACTCCATTTCTTTTATCTTTACCTTTATTAAATGGTTTCCCACTTGTTTTTTGTGGGTTGTATTTTGGTTTACCATTTGCAAACACTATAATATTTTCGTGAGCTTTTAAAGGCATATAACTTGATTGTAAAAAATTACTTGCTTTTGATTTTTCCCAAATCCATTCATATTTAAACATCTCATAATTGCTACTAATTAACTTTGTTGTAAAAGGTTGTGACGCTGTCAATACGATCGCCCCATTATCTTTTATAATTCGCTTGTATTGTTCCCAAAGTAAAGGTAAATCTATAATACTATCCCATTTACAAGCAGTTGTTCCATAAGGTAAATCACAAAGTATCATATCAATACTTGCATCAGGAATATATTTCATAACTTCAAGACAATCTCCAAGAACCAAAGCACCACCGCTAACATCGGTTTTGCAATAGTGGGGTATTTGTGGTAAATTCATATTTAGTGCCTTAAATTAACATTAGTTGTGGGTTGAACATTTGTGCCCTGAACCCCCCACCATCGCAAAGCCGTTTACCGTTGGCAGCAATTAAGCGACCAACTCCAAATCGTAATAAACAGACCCTGTGTAATACTCAAATCCATATCCACCCCTTTTATCCCATTCAATAACAGCAAAAGCATTGTCATCAAAACCGATAAGACAAAATTCTTTATCTCTTAAATCGGGGTGGATTTTTTCTTCTTTCAGGAACTTGACTTTTGCTCCAAAATGAAACGACTTAGTAATATCTTTTTTAAACATTTGACTGAAAATTTAACTGCTGCCAACAAATGCTATACAAAAGCGGGGCAGCGTTCCGCAATTGAACAGTTGTGCAACTATTTGTCATTTGTGCAAGGCTGACAAGGTGTGCATCTATTTCCCCGCCTTCGTATAGCATCGGCACGTTATAAATCAGTTTTGGCTGGTAGATTCTTTTAACCATTTACGCAGTTTCGTATTGACCAACGGGCGAACCAATTCAGGTAACTGCCACTCAGCAAAAACCGATTTTGTAACACACTATAAACAACAAGCGGGCCGAACCCCGCATACTTTAAGTTTGTCGGAATCAATTCTATACATAATCATAAAATACAGCAGTTTGAACGCGTTACGCGACAAATATAATCAAAAAGGACTATCATCCAAAGAATTTGCAAAAAAACTTTCTTCCTTGGGGTTTGAGCTTACTTCTTCAATTGGGTTTTCTACTATGCTATAACCCCCCTCAACCAAAGGAACGTACAGCCGATACCCATGCCTTTTCCACATCCACTCAAGCCTTATTGGGCAGTCTTTAAACGTTTCGCCCCCACCATACAATCGCTTGCTTCGCATCTTATCTATACTTAGGCTTACTGTATTCCTTTCCGAATGGTCTTCGCTCTTGTAATTTCTCGCCAACGTCATTGTTATGTCAGCGGCATTGCTATACATACTTCCAAACTCTGCGTCTAAGTCTCTTGGTTGCCCTCCTTCTCGCTGTGCTTTTCCTGTGGGGTGCATACTTATGTATAAACTCATTACGTCTTGGCTAAAGGGCTGACAATAGGCCGCTATCTTCTTGTTCTTTGCGTAATCGTCTGTCTCAGGCACTTTAAACAATGGGTCTATGAATAGTCTGTTGTACTTTGATTGCGCTTGTATCTTCGCGGAAAGTTCAAATATGTCGTATATGGTAAAGTCGACAGGTATCTTTAACATAGTAAAGTGAGCGTGAAAGAAATCAGCGGCTTTGTTGTACTCTGCTCTCCGGTTATTGTACATCCACCTTGGGTTGTTTTGACAGAGAAAACCTATGACGTCTTGCTCTGCCTCAAAGTGGTCATTCTCGTACATAACCATTAGATTCCTACTCTTGTTCTTTATTGCATCTAAGGTAAATAGGTAGAGCATTGTTGTAGACTTTCCCGCGCCCTTTCCCCCTGTTATAGTGTAAAAGCTATTGTCCCGAAAGACTAAGTAATTGTCTAACCCCGCTATCCCTAATGCTTTTGACTTCTCCACCCTTCCTTCGTTGTACCTCTGGCTTGATTCTGTGATTGTTTCTCGCGTGATTATATAGCTTTCCGGGTTGATTAGTTTGTGTTGAGCGAAGATGCTCTTGAGGGCTAAATCTAAGCCACTAAAATCGCCCTTCGTGTAGCTTGTTAGCTTGTCTATGGGCTGGTTCATTCCATGCCTAAATGCAGCGTTTATGGCTTCTACACTATCTTTTTCTTCGTTGGGCCTTCTGATTCTGGCGGCCGCGTACAAAGATTGCAGGATTTTTTGCTCATCGAGAAACCCTGAAGCTGTAAACCCCCCTGCTAAAAAACCGGCTTTTAAGCATCCGTAGTGTCCTTGCCCCGAAGGGCTTTGCATAATTATCTCTACGCATAGTTTTTCTTTGGCTCTATCTACTTCTACTTTTATCTTTGTCCAAACCGCGCTATTGGTGTTTATGTATATGTCTGGGTCATAGCTTTCGTAGCATAGCCGACTGATACTTCTGCTTGTTGGGTCTGCATCGGGGTATCTATCTAATAGGGATGAGTAGTATTTATGGTGGCTGCCTGTTTCCGCAGGAATTCTAACCAATGCTTTTATCCCGTATCCACTTGGACTTACCCATGCCGCGTAGATATATTCGTCTTTGCTTAGACTAAGTTTCTTTTCAGCTACATTGCATTTGTCAAAATCTAAAATAGCTAACCCGCTGTGCTGAGAGATGCTAAGGTCATCTCTCCTACTGCGATACTTTTGCCCCTTCTTGTTTCCTGAAGTGTACTCCTTTTCTATTTCTTTGTCAAACTTTCCGTGAAATAGCACACTTGGGAGAGCCAGTTTCTTTTTAGAGATAATCTGTGGGTCGGCTGTTGTTATTAAACCCCTAATTTCTTCAATTAAAGCCTTGCTGCGCCCGTTTTTGATTCTCTCTAAGGCCGTAGATACTGAGATGTAGTGCGCACCCAAAAGGTCGTAGCCGTCTTTAAAGATTGTGACTATCACTAAGTATGTGTTTTAGTAATTAAGGGTATTTCCCTTCTATCATGTTCTGAAGGGTGGCTTGTTGGAGTGTCTGATTTAACACTTCTATTCCAAACATATTAGCTATCTCTTTTACTAAGTAGTCTTTGAACTTGCTACTCAGAATAAAGTCAGTGCTCAAAATTGGGTCAAACGTAGGTATTTCTTCGTCAGGGTCTGCCACCCACTTGGGGGGGGTAGGAAATACCGCGTAGGTTAGCTTTATTTGCTGTATTGAAAGCGGGGAAACCAATAGCCCTACACTATCTTCTGTAATTATAGGAAACTCTGTTGTGGGATGTATAATTGTACTTGTTTTGCGCTGCGCCCACTCTGAGTACCCCACGTAGTCTGCCGCGCTTAAAACTTCAGCACCCCCCTCTACATACATAGCAGAACCAGCCCAAAACTTATAGTAATCGTGAGGCATCAAAGGGCGACCATTAGTTACAGGGCAAAGGACTGTTTTTACGAAATCCGAAGAAAGTGAAATAACGTGTTGGTTTCTATCTATTACTTGACACAGAGCGTCTATGGCCCTGAATTGCGCTAAGTTAGCGTAGTTGGTGTATTCATCACCGGGGAGATAACCCCCTGTTTGTGACTTACTTCCAAGCTGTTCAACTAATTGCTTTACTTCGTTTATTAACATAAGTCAAAACTAATAAAGCGTTTATCAGTACCGTTATTGTTTTTGATTGAAATAAGCAAACCGAGATTCATAAGTGCTTAAATTAAGAAACTCCCATAGAGAAAATTGTTATCGGCAATCGTCGGATGCCCACTCTAAACATGTGGTATTCTACCTTAGCTTAAAAGGCTAAACATGCGTTTATAGCGATGTTAGCGGCAAGCGTATGACGAGCCACCTAAAAAGGAAACTCATCATCACTTACTTTAACCTTTGCCAAAATTTTTTCGGCTTCCTCAATTTGTGCTAAAGTGTGGTTGCGTTTATCATCCATAACTTTACGAGCTTTCTCAATAGTGTAATCAGACATCTTTTCAACTTCAATGCGTTTTTCAACCCACTTTTTAGCATATTCAAATACTTCGGAAGCCTTTTCACCAGCTTCAACTTCTAATTCAATTTCAATTTTGGCATTCTCGTAGTTGCCTTTTGAAATCAGACGACTGTAAATAATTTTATTCGCTTTCATTTTGATAATTTAAGAACGCCAGCCGCTAACCAGGTATTGCCAAAAGTGAAGGCCGACTTTCCACTAATAAGCAATTCAAAATTCATAAGTTTCTTGATGTTGGCTCACAATCACAAGGTGTCGTCTGTCCGCAAATACAAACCGTTTTCCTTTCCGATTCTTGAGAAGAAATACTATCTAAGTAAAGATATACGTGCGAAAGAGGGATGGCTTTCTCAGGGCAAGACTTGTTCCAATTAGCAACAAACCCAATTATCCCACCAAAAAAAATGCGCTCAAGACTGTCTGTAAGTAGCTCGCTCAACTCGTCGGGCTGGTTGAACGCTATTATCTCTTTTATCTCTTTTCTCATAATGGTACTTAAATGAATGTATCGCGTATGTTACCGTTACATTGGCGAACATTTCTGAGGGTAAAGATACACTATGATAGCACATATCCTACTTTTTTAACAAATTTAAAGAAATTTCTTCTGGGCTAAAGTCGCGAGACTTGATTAACTCATTCTTAATCTTAGACATAATCACAGGGTCTATCTTCTTCTGAATTTCTTCCAACGTGTCTGCAATCTTCTTAGACTTTTCCATGTAAACCATAAAGTTGGCAAATAGCCTGTCACCATCCCCACTCTTTACGTCTATTTTGTGCTTCTTAAATTCCTTAGCTAATTCCTTCAGTTGGTACATACCTACGCTATATATATCAGCGTAAATGCCTTCACTGTAAGCCTTGACTATTTCAATTAGCTTTTCGCGCGAAAGTTCTTCGTACTTCATAACATGTACCTTAAATCTATTGGCTTCTGCCCATTACCCCTATAATCACTCATGGGGTTGTTGTCCAGGTTTAACTCTAACTCATGCCCATAACTTTGCATTATTGATATAAAGTCAGCCATCGTTTTGGGCTCGAAGTGCCGACCTTTCTTTTCGCCTAAGCTAAATTTGTGGTCTGAGTGCCAAAATAGCAGCGTATTACTTGGAATGTTTTTGAACCAAATAGTAGCCCTTATTCGGTTAAAACCAGTCATATACACGTCTACGACTTTCAGCATGGTAATCCACCTATGGTAATTATCACCATGCACATCTAATACTCTCTCTAAAAAACCTTTTGCAAATGACATTATTTTGTTACCTTTACGCACAAACATAATTATTATTTATGAATTTGAACGAGAATTTTTCAACACTAAGCGGTGTTTATTTTGTTGAAGAATCAAGAGAGCATTTTGATTTTCTTACCTACGGATTATTAAAGCTAAAAACGGGAGCGAGACAGTCTACGGGATACTCCGACCACTCTAATAGGTTTAGGGTTGTAAAAGCCCCGCTTAATGGAAAGTATAGTGTCGGGGATTATGTGTGGGGGCATCATTTAATTTACTCCCACCCCGTTTCTTTTATGAAAGGTGTTTTTGCTACGCTTGAAAGCAATATATGGTTCTCCGGGCAAACTCCAGAAACCCCCAAAGGGCTTGATGAAGAGGTAACCATCTTTAAGCCTTTTATTGAATATGAGAAAAGTTCTAATGGTATCGTCTATCAGCTTAAAAAGGAAAACGTGCTTCGCGGAAGCGTGCTTCATGGAAAACTTCCGGTAGGTTCTATTATTACTTATTGGCTCAACAAGGAGTACGAAATATTCTATGGAGAAGAAAGATACTTTATTATAGACAACCGATGGATTACTTCCCTAAATGGGGAGCCTTACAATGAATTCTACAGGTGTGAGTATTTTGATTCAGAAGAAGTTGTTGTTAATGGGATTACTCTATACGGCAAACTTGCTGCAATGCTAAAGTACAATATTGAGCAAACTAATGGGTATCTTGCTAAATTGTACAACCCTAAACTCCCATTGCATGGTAAGGTAGCTATCCTTAATAAGAAGTGGGAGTATAGCACTGTTGCCGGTAATGATGGGCGGGGGATTATTGCTGTTCTAACCTGAACAATAGATACACCCCGTTTCATCAAACTCCGCATGGTACATACCTATCTTTTCTTTTAGGTTTCTTATTACTGCTAATGTAGCAATATCTTCGTTCAGGTCTCCCGTTAGGGTTAAGTCCAGCTCTTTGATTTTTTGGCGGATAGCCGCTCGCTGCTCGTCGCTCACTTGCTCTAACATAGGTTGTGGGTATTAAATTTAGGTAAAATTAATACCTCAGCAGGAATAGTAGTTATTGTTTTTTATCGAAGTAACACACAAAAAATTAATAAATAATCGAATTGAGAAACTTCCATAAAAGAAATTGTTATCAGCAATCGTAGCATGCCCACTCTAAACATGTGGCATTCTACCTTAGCTTAAAAGGCTCAACATGCGCTTATACAGATGTTGGCGTTAATGCAGAATCAACTCATTTCGCAACTGCCTGTTATCCATTTCATTTTACGAACCAAATCTGGTTTAGAAAGTCCTTCATTTACATAAGCGTTTATGAGTTTGAAAGCATCTTCTTCAAATTGAGCAGCACTACCGCCAACACTCAATAAACTAAATAAAAGTGTTCGTGCCTTTTTATCGTCAATACTGCCTAAATCTAAAGCTTGTGCTATTTCCAAAAGTTTTGTCCTATTCATCTTTTACTGGGTTTATTTTTAACGTTATGGAACAGATTGCTTTGCTCCACATTTATCACATATTTGTTCTTGCAGGAATCCGAAGTGGTCAAATGAATGATTAAGCCATTGGTGTTCGCAATCCGATTCCATAACATCAAATAAACGCAATATGAGTTCATGCGCTTCTTGAAGTTTTATCTCACCAGCATCTAACTGGCATAATATTAAGTATGTTTCCGTTGCTTTCATACTGCGTTTATTTTGCGTTCCGTTAGCTGATATGCTACAATACCAAACATTCTTCGAAAATCATTCCAACAACTAATTCTTTATGTTCGTGTTTTGGCGACCAAGACCCCATCAAAGCACGAGCATAAAGATAGGCATTTTCTTTCCAAGTCCCTTTAACATCTTCTTTCAGTTTAATCTCACCACCTGAATAAAATAACTCTGAAAGTTTTTTCATTCCTTTTTGTGGGTTTCTTTTTTTGCTTCTTCTACAAGTTCTTTTGTAGTGTTGAATGTTGGAAAAGCTAAATCTAATTCCGTTACTTCTGGGAATTTGTAAGTTGATAAATCCATTGTTTTCGTTTTTAAATCTGTGTTTTACTATCGCCACCCCCCAATACGTTAGTGGCAAACCTAAAGAAGCGACTTAGGTGACAAATCATCTTTATCGTCATCGTCAAATGCTTTATTGTAAACATCCTCTAAACTCTTGAAGTGTTTAATACACTTTTCGGTTATTTCCCAGCTTTCATACATTTTTTCAACCAATGCAATAAAAAATGCAGCATCATCGTGGTCAACTAATTGACTAACTCTTTCGGCAAGTTCTTCAAGTGTAAGTTTTT